ATGAACTTCTATCATTTGGTTATCTTAGTTTTGATGATAAAGATAATTGGTCACTAAATATAATTCCAATTATAATAAAGACAACTAACATGAAAAAAGTAGATACTAAAATTAAAAATTCTGAAAATAAGATAGAACAACTCAATAAATCTATAAATTCAATTAAAGAACGGAAAAATAAAAAGATTACTACATTTAATGAACTTTTAACAAAAAATGGTATATCTACAACATTTGATGATATTAAAGATAAAGATGATTGGGATATATCATTTACTACATTAAAGATTTATGAAAGATTAAAAAATCTCTATAATGATATTAATCTTTTAGATAGTAAAATAGAAGAATTAAATAATCAACTAAATGAAGCTAATATTATATCTAAATCTTGGATAGATGAAAAGACTAGATTAACTGAAGAACGTAAGGAATTAGTAAAGGAAAAAGTACAAGACTTTGTTGAAACAGAAAAACCAAAACCATTAAGTATATATGATAAAATTGTAGGTCTTATTACTCAAAAATATGATTTTTCAGATAATGTAGATCAAATGCTTATTACTTATTTTGAAAAACGACTTAGTAAAAAGGGTCGATTTGCAGATGCAGAAGATCTACACTCAGGAACTGTTCGTGCTATGTTAGCAGAATTACTTAGTTTTCATATGAGTGATGAAGATATGATTACTTGTATTCAAACTTCTATAGACAAAGAATGGTTTAAATTTGTAGATCATAGATTATCTTCAACTACAACATTTAAACCATTTGATAAGTCTACTATCACTAGTGGATCATATACAGAAGAAGATATTAGACAAATTAAAGAACGTGCTGCAGCTTTAGAAGCTGAAGGTAAGAAAGGAACATTCTAATGGGATATGAAAACTGTATATATAAATCTGTATGTAAAAATAAATGTTCAGATAGCTGTATTAGATACATACAATTTAATAGATTATTAGAACTTAGTAATTTACCTAAAATATATAAAAAACCAATTAAAATTTATAGTGTAGAAAAAGATCATGATGCATATTGTAAATTAAATGACATTGGTAATGATATAGTAAATTTTGTAGAAAATGGAAATGATCTATATATATGTTCTACTACTCCAGGTAATGCTAAAACTACTTGGGCAGCTAAACTTATGCTAAAATATTTTAATAAAACTTGGCCAAATAGCTATGATATTACTAGAGCATTATTTGTACATGTTCCTACATTATTACTAGATCTTAAAAAATTTGATAATATGCCAGAATATATAAATAGAATAAAAGACGCTGATTTAGTTGTTTGGGATGATATAGCAATAAATAAACTTACAGAATATGAACATGAACAACTTTTACAATTTATTGACTATAGAATTCTAAATGAATTTAGAAATATATATACATCAAATATAGTTGATATTAAAACACTTATATCTATGGTTGGTGGCAGACTTGCTAGTAGAATATTTAACAATTCTACTATAATAAAATTTATATCAGATGATTTTAGAGCTGGAGGTAAAGTATGATACAACTTCAAGCATTAAATTATATATTAAAAAATAATGATATAGCTTTTCTTACATCATATGATAAAAGATATTTTTCTAAATATGATAAAGAATATGATTTTATAAAAAATCACTATATAAAAAATCATAAACTACCAGATATGGTTACCGTTGTAGATAAATGCCCAGATTTTAAAGTTATAGATGTATCTGAATCTAGAGATTATATACAACAAAGACTTTTTGAAGAATATGTATATGAAGAAACTGCAAAAATTATAAATACTTCAGCAAAAGACTTTACTAAGGATGCTGTAAAAGCTAGAAATGATATTATAGTTAAACTTCAAGCTCTACAGCCACCTAGTATGAAATATGGTATAGATATTATTAAAGAAGCAAAAGAACGCTATGATATTCTTATTGATAAAATGGCTAATCCAGAAAAACACGTATTTAGTACTGGATTAGATGAACTAGATATCATACTAGATGGTGGATTATTTAGAGGAGAAGAACTTCTTGTATTATATGCAAGAACAAACAATGCAAAAACTTGGATTGCTGAAAAACTTGCAGTATCTATATGGGAACAAGGTCATAATGTAGGATTCTTTTCACCTGAAATGAGTCATGTTAGTATTGGATATCGTTTTGATACTTTATTTAAACACTTTGATAATAAAGGTATTATGGGAAGTGTTAAAGATTTTGATCATGAACCGTATAAACGTTATATTAATGGTCTTATTAAAAAAGATAGACCCATATTTAATGTAACAACTCCAGCAGATTTTCCAGATAAAAGAGTTACAGTAACATCTATTAATAAATGGGCAACTGATCTTAATCTTAAAGCAGTAGTTATTGACGGCCTAAATTATATGACAAATGAACGAAGTAATGGTAGAAAAAATACTACAGAAAATCTTACTGAAATTTGTGAAGATTTAATGCAAGTTAGTACAAGTCTTAAAATTCCTATTATAGTAGTACTACAAGCAAATAGAGAAGGTGCTAGAGATAAAGATGGTGATGTAAGCACTGAAGCACCAGAACTTGATACTATTAGAGGATCAGATGGTATATCTCATAATGCAAGTAGATGTATCTCACTATATAAAGCAAAAGATATTATTAAACTCTATCTTAATAAAAATAGATATGGTGAAAAGGGTCAACATCTATTTTATCAATATGATGTAAATGAGGGTAAATTTACATACGTACCTAACCCTAAAGATGGTATTCCAATAGATACCACTAAAGATACAACTACAGAATTTGAAGATACTGAAAACCCATTCTAAAAAGAGGTGTAATTATGAGAATAGGTAACTTAACTATAAATACAGATATGAAAACTATTCTTGATAAACTTATTTCTCAATTACATGAGAATGGATCATTATTATTTTCTAAAAAATATAAGGACTCTGGAGACTATTTAATAGTTCAGTGTCCTTATCATAAAATGGGACAGGAAAAACACCCATCAGCACAATTTAGAAAGTCTGATGGACTGTTTTACTGTCATGGATGTAAAGAAAGTCATTCTTTACCAGCTGTAATAGAATATTGTCTAGAAACAAGTGGTAGAGGATGGCTTTTAGATAATTTTGATGGTTCATCAGTAGAACAAAGAGAAATTTCTTTTAACTTACCAGAATTAAATACTAAAAATAAACAAACAAATTTTGTAGATAAATCTGTATTAAAAAAATATAGATTTACTCATCCATATATGTTTAAAAGAAAACTTACTTTAGATATTATTAGAAAATTTGATGTTGGATATGATAAAAACTATATTCTAATTACAGAAAAAGATGATAAAGTAATTAAAAGAAATATTGGAGAATGTATAACATTTCCAGTAAAAGATGAAGATGGTAATATAGTATTTATTGCTAGAAGAGCTATAAATACAAAATTCTTTCACTATCCACAAGATGTAGATAAACCAATATATGGTTTATATGAAATTTATCGTGAACAACGTAAAGGTATAGAAATTAATGACGTTTATATCTGTGAAAGTATGATTAATTGTCTTACTCTATGGTCTTGGGGTAAATATGCTGTAGCATTAAATGGAACTGGATCAACTAAACAATATGAAATGCTTAAAAAATGTAATATTAGACATTTTATTTTAGCATTAGACCCAGATGACGCTGGCAATAGAGGAACAGAAAAATTAATTAAAGCATTATCATATTATAAAATGTTAGATGTTCTTTCTATACCTAAAGGAAAAGATATAAATGATTTAACCTATGAAGAATTTTGTAAATTAGAAATTAAAAAACCAAACGGATTACTATTTTAATTATATGTAAGGAGTTTTATACATGACAGTCTCCATAAATGATAAAACACAGATTTTAAATATAGCAACTAATCAAAATATAAGTTTATCAATTTTATCTAGAGCTATTGGCTGGCCATCTGATAAATTATCTAAATTTATAACATCAAAAGAAAATACTATTGACGTAAATACATATTTGGCTTTATGTAATGTTTTGGATATAAGTAGTACTACACTAACTGATGATAAAATTGAAATAGATAATTCTACTAATACAATTAAAACTACTAAAACTAAAAAGGAAAAAATAAAAACTATACCTTTTGATACTACTGCATTTAAAGAATTATGTATTATTAAAAAGGTATCTAAGTCAAGTTTATCTAAAAAAGTTTTAAATAAGCATGATAATTATTTATATGATAAATGCAAGTTAGGTAGATTACCTGAAGAAGAATATAAAAAACTTCTAAATTATTTTAAGATAAAAAATTTTAGAAAAGAATTAACTAGATTAAAAACAGAGGTAGCTATAAACTCATTTAAATTATATAAGCATATACTGTCAGACTACAAAACTTTACTAAATTTTTCTATAGTTATAGATATAGAAGAAAGCAAATTAGAAAAAATTTTAGAAAATGGTAAAACTACTTGTTATATACTTGAAAAAATGTGTGATAATTTAAACATAAACAAAAATGACGTTATTGAATCTAAACAAAAAATAATTGATATTATAAACAATGTATCAAATAATAATCAAACTGTTGAAAATAATGTGGAATTAAGTAAAGAACAATTAGTAGATTTTGTAATAAAACTAGATTCAATACGCAATGACTTAACTAGACAATGCTTAGAAATAGATAAAATTAAAATGTCAATATCATCTTTTATAAATTAAATCAAATTGATTTAAAAATCTATTTATAATTGTAGAATTTTATAATATAATATAACCATAATAAATAATACAAATTAAACTTATGGAGGTATTATTATGAGTACTACAACAAATAAAATGACAACCACAGGTTCTCTCGATTTCCTTGATAAGGAAAAGCTTACAACAGGTTTTGGAGAAAAGATTGTAAACCCCGAATCATATGAAGATGTTTTGGTCCAGTCTGGACTTAACTGGACAGTAGATACTCATCCGGCATTTACTGAAGTTGCAGGTAAAAAGATCGAAATCCCTAATACAAATGTAGTTCTAAGAAATGAAGATGAAAAGCCTCTTGGAATCGTAAGCGGCAAATATAAGATTGTAAACAATGCAGACGCATTCTCTTTCACTGAATCTATTTTTAATTCAAAGGACATTGAATTTATCCGTGGCGGCTCTTATCGTGGCGGCTCTTCGACTTGGCTTGAAGCAAGACTCAATGGTAAGTTTAGTGTTCTTGGTGATGACACAGAATGCTATCTTATCTTTATGAATAGTCATGATGGAACTGGTTCAGTTAAAGCACTTATCATTCCTACACGTGTTGCATGCTCAAATGCTCTTAATATTCCTATTAAGAATCAGGTAAGACATTGGAGATGTGTACATTCTGGTGATCCCTTTAAGAAAATTGAAGAAGCTCGTCAGGTTCTTCTTGCTGGATCTTCTTATATGGAAGCTCTTAATAGAGAATGTGAAGTTCTTTCATCAATCATTGTGACTGATAAAGAAGTTGCTAATATGATTAACAGACTCTTCCCAATCACAGATAAGATGACTGATAAGCAGAAGGAAAATATGGAACTTCGTAGAGCTCAGCTCACAGATGTATTCTATATGAAAGAAGATCTTTTGGATTATAATTCCAACGGCTATCGTTTCATCTCAGCAGTAGCAGATTATGTAGATCATGCGCCTGGACGTAAAACAAAGACTGCAACAATTAATCGTTATATGAGTGTAGCTCATGGCAATCCATTGGTGGATGCAGCATATAATATGGTTATTGCTCTCTAAGACAATAACCTTTCATATATATATTAGGTAGAGACTAGTTCTCTACCTAATTATTTATTATTTTCTATTTAAATTTTTTAATTTTTATATTATTATATATATAAAATTAAGGATAAACAAAGTCAATGACGTATAAAGGAGAAATTATTATGAAAACACTCATCATTTTTAGAGGTGCTCCTGGTTGTGGAAAATCTACAGTTATCGATAAATATAATCTTAAAGATTACACACTGTCAGCTGATGAGCTTAGATTAATGTGTCAAGCTCCTATTACTGATGAAAATGGTGTAGAAGGCATTTCACAAAAGCATAATAGTTTTGTATGGAGAATGTTGTTTGCTATTCTTGAATTACGTATGTCTACTGGTAGTCTTACTGTTATTGATGCTACTAATTCTACTACAAGAGAAATCAATAA